CTGGCGCTCAGATGTTTCGGCGCTGGTAACCCCGGCGGACATGCCAGCGCTGTCGCGTCTGTTCGAGCTGATCGACGAACGCGAACGCTGCATGACATCGGCGCGTAAGGGGCGACTGGTCAAAGGTTCCACCGGTCAGCCGGTCCTCAACCCGCTTTACAAGCACGTCCAGTCCCTTGAGGCGCAGATCAACACCCTCGAGGAACGTTTTGGACTGACCCCGCTGTCACGGCTGAAATTGGGCGTGCAGTTCGGGGAGGCGCAGCGCACCCTTGCCGACCTGAACGCAGACGCGGAGGCAATAGACGATGACCCGCGAGCTTTCCTGGCCGACTGACGTACCACGCCCCGCGTCCGCGCCACCACTGACGGATGCACCATCGGACGGGCCGAAGGTGATCCGGTGGATTGAACGCAACTGCCGCTACGGCGAGGGGGACCGTTTCGGGCAGCCGGTGAGGCTGGAGCTGTTTCAGAAGCTGTTCCTGATCTGGCTGTTCGAGCTGAAGCCGGACGGGACCCGCCGCTACCGGCGCGCACTGCTGGAGGTGCCGAAGGGCAACGGCAAGACACCGCTGGCCGCATGGGTTGCCGCCTACCTGTTAGCCACCCAGGAATCGGCTGTCATCCCGGTGGCAGCCGCTAGTTACGAGCAGGCCGAACTGCTGTTCGGTGACCTGCGCACCTGCGTGAAGGAATCGCCGACCCTGTCGCCGCTGTTTGAGGCGTTCGAGGGTGAAGTCCAGGTCAAGGGTGGACCGGGCCGCGCCTACAAGGTGGCGGCGGTCGCTGGCACGAACGACGGGCAGCGGCCCAGCGCGTTCTTCGGTGACGAGATCCACGAATGGACCGGGAACAAAGAGCGGGTTCACCTGGTCATCGCGAACGGGCTGTCAAAGCGTTCCGATTCGCTGCTGGTGGACACCACAACACCGGGCGCTGATCTTGATTCGATGGCCGGAAAGCTGCATGAGTACGGGTACAAGGTGAACAGCGGGGAGATTGACGACCCGGAGTTCCTGTTCGTTCACTGGGGTGCGAACCCTGACAGCCACGACCTGACAACGACTGAGGGCGCGGCGGCTGCTGTGCGCGCGGCGAACCCGGCGGCGGATGCGTTCCTGAACGTCGCTGACGTGGTGGCACGCAAAGCACAGATCCCGCTACACGAATGGGTGCGCTACCACCTGGGCTGGTGGACGACCGTTAGCGAATCCTGGCTACCACCGGGGGCCGCTGCAGATTGTGTTCACGCCGCGCAGATCCCTGACGGGGTCGACGTGGTGCTGGGCTTCGATGGATCGTTCAACAACGACTCCACCGCGCTGGTCGCTGTGTCGGTGGATGACACCCCGCATGTTCAGGTGGTGGCCGCGTGGGAACGTCCCGATCACGGTGCGCAGGACTGGCAGGTGCCGATTCTTGACGTGGAGGAAGCGATCCGGGAGGCGTGTCGCCGCTGGCAGGTGCGCGAGATCGCGTGCGACCCGTTCCGCTGGGCGAGGACGTATCAGGTGCTGGAGGGCGAGGGGCTACCGATTGTGGAGTTCCCGCAATCGCCGTCGCGTATGACCCCGGCCACGCAGCGGTTCTATGAGGCCGTGGTGAACCACGCGATCACCATCGACGGCGATCCGCGCCTACTGCGGCACCTGGACAACACCACGCTGAAGGTGGATGCGCGCGGTTCCCGTCTAGCGAAGGAACACCGCAACTCCCGCCGAAAGATTGACCTAACCGTGGCCGCAGTGATGGCGCTGGAACGCGCCTGCTGGCATCACGCAAACCCGACACCCGAGGCAGTGCTGCCAGGGTTCTACGCCCTGTAAGGAGCCGCACAGTGAAGCAAACGGCCATCATTCTGGGCCTTCAGATCGGCGGCGCTGCTGCTATCGCTGTTGGCCTGGGCATTCTGAATCTTGCGGTGGGCATCATCGCCGCTGGCATCCTCGCCCTGGCGTTCGGTGTGGCGGCTGATCGCTGATGCTGGGCAAACTGTTTGAGAAGCGGTCGGTGTCGTACCAGTCGATCTGGGGTTCCGGTGGATCGTTTGAACCGGCATCGTGGTCCGGCACGACTGTGGATCAGGCGACAGCGCTGCGACTAGGTGCCGTGTATGCCTGTGTGCGGCTGCTGTCGGACACGATCAGCACCCTTCCCGCTGACACGTACATTCGCCGTGACGGTAACCGCGTCCCGCTGCGCCCTAAGCCCGCGTGGGTTGATCGCCCCGACACCGGCGTCAGCCGTGACGATCACATCCAGCAGGTTGTGGTGTCGATGCTGCTCGACGGTAATGCGTTTGTGCGGGTGCTGCGCGACGGCATGGGCGAGGTTCTGTCGCTGACGTGCCTACCGCCGCAGCAGGTGGAAGTTCGGCGTGGCACGCGCGGCATTGAATACGTTGTCAACGATTCGCACACCGTCCCGGCGGACGGGATGCTGCACATCACCGAACTACGCAAGCCCGGTGAACTGCGCGGCGTCAGCCGGATTCAGGAGGCGAAGCAAACCCTGGGACTTGCGTCCGCACTGGACGAGTTCGCGGCCCGATTCTTCGGGCAGGGATCGAACGCATCCGGCGTCATCGAATACCCCGACGCGCTGACGAAGGAACAGGCGGAGGATCTAGTCACCGCATGGGAACTAGGCCACAAGGGACTGAAGAAGGCGCACCGTCCCGGCGTCCTGTTCGGTGGCGCGAAGTTCACTAAGACGTCAGTGGATAACGAGCAGTCGCAGTTCCTGCAGTCCCGCCAGTTCGCGGTGGAGGAAGTTGCGCGGATCTTCCGTGTTCCGCCCCACATGATCGGCGTCACTACGCCCGGTGCGATGTCGTATGCGTCGGTAGAGCAGAACGCGATCCAGTTCGCCCAGTACACGCTGCGCCCGATCCTGGCGAAACTAGAGGCCGCGTACTCAACCCTGCTGATGCCAGGTCCGGCGTTCATCAAGTGGAACCTGGACGGGATTCTGCGCGGCGATCTGGCGTCGCGCTACCAGGCGTACTCCACCGGGATGCAGTCCGGCTTCCTGTCCATCAACGACATCCATCGGCTCGAGGATCTGTCACCTGTCAACGGTGGTGACGTGTACCGGGTTCCGTTAGCGAACGTGAACCTGGAGGCCGCGAACATCGTGGAAACCTCCCGCCGGGTGTCGATGGCGGTGCAGTTGGTGAACAGCGGCTACGACCCGGCACAAGTCCTGGCCGCGATGGGGCTACCTGAGATCCCGCACACCGGCCTCCCATCCGTGCAGCTGCAAAACGCAGCCCTTATTGATCCCGTGAACCCCGGCGACGTGTACCCGGCAGGAGAAAACGCATGACCGTAGAGAAGCGATACATCGACGCGAGCCTTGAACTACGCGACACCACCGAAGGCGACGGCATGTCGTTTCGTGGGTATGCCGCCGTGTTCAACTCCGACAGTGAACCGTTGCCGTTCATCGAACAGGTGGCACCCGGCGCGTTCAGCAAGTCGCTGGAGTCGCGCAACAACATCCGCATGTTGCTCAATCACGAACCGGCCCAGGTGCTGGGCACCACCCGCGCTGGCACGGCACGGATCAGCGAGGACAGTCACGGGCTCCTCGTTGACGCCGACCTACCACCGACGACGTTCGGTAACGATCTGTCGGTGATGATGAAGCGCGGCGACGTTCAATCGATGTCGTTCGGCTTCTCCGTCCCGCAGGGCGGCGACGAGTGGCGCGACAACGGAACCCGGCGCATTCTTCACGAAGTCCGGCTGCATGAGGTGTCGGTGGTGACGTTCCCCGCGTACCCGGCGACTGTCGCCACCGTCCGATCGTTTGACGCCCTGGCGCAGCGTTCCGACGTGAACCCTGACGAACTGTCAGCAGCATGGCAGGCACTCGAAGCCGGGGACGTGTCACCGGATCAATGGCATCTACTTCGGGCCGTGCTGGACAAGCATTCGCCGAAGGCTGACGAGCCGTCGAAGGTTGTCCCGCTGGACATCCTCGCTAAGAAGCTGGATCTGGCCGCGAAGGCCATCTAGCCCCACTGATTCCCCGACTGCGGAGCCGCGTCGGGTGCTGGTTGCGGAGCCGCGCCAGGTCTATCTGCGCACACATCCATTACCCGATCTATGCCTATTGGAGGCATCCGCATGTCTGAATACATTCAGCGGCAGATCGAGGAACGTCAGAAGGCTTGGCATCAAGCTAAGGCGATCCTCGATGGAGCCGCAGCAGAAGCACGCGACCTGACTGCCGAGGAGCAGCAAAGCTACGACCGCACGATGGCCGATCTCGATGAGCGCGGCGCTGTCATCAAGACGATGATGGCCGACGAGGAACGTGCCCGCGAAATTGAGGCCGCAGCAGCCGCCGCACCCGAGGTGCGCACTGAGGCGCGTCCCGTCGTCACCGACGAGGATCGGCTCCGTTCTTTCCTTACCGGCGAGCAGCGTTCGATCACGTTCGCACCTGAACAGCGCGACGTGACGAAGGCGTCCACCGGGGCACCGGTCCCGACGTCGTTCTACAACTCGGTGATGGAGAAGTTCCGCTACACCGGCCCGATGCTCGACCCGAACATCGTGTCGATCTGGAACACCACGTCCGGTGAGAACATTCAGGTTCCGGTTCAGAACGCGCGCCCCACAGGCACGCTTACCGCTGAAGCCGATCCGTTCGCCGAGTCCGATCCGACGTTCAGCGCCTTCATCACCCTGGGCGCGTACAAGTACGGATTCCTCACCCAGCTGTCGCGTGAACTGATCGAGGACAACGGGGTGAACATCCTTGACTACCTGTCAGGTGTCACCGCGAACACCCTCGGCTACGACGTGAACACTGTCCTCACCACGGGCACCGGCTCCAGCCAGCCGAAGGGCATCGTGGCGGCTGCAGGTTCCGGCGTCACCGGTTCCACCGCTGTGTCGGGCGCGTTCACGTACGCGAACCTTGTCAGCCTCACGTACAGCCTTGATGCGGCTGCACGTCGGGTTCCATCGTTCGGGTTCATGGCGAATGCAACAAGCATCGCCGCCATGCGCGGGCTGCAGGACGGCGGCGGGCACTACGTGTTCGCACCGGCCCTCGATGCGTCAACCCCGGACAAGATCCTCGGGTACTCGCTTATCGAGAACCCGGCGGTGGCATCCCCGGCAACGTCGGCGAAGTCCGTCATCGCTGGTGATCTGAAGTCGTTCATTGTCCGCCAGGTCAACGGCATCCGCCTTGATCGTTCGGATGAGTACGGATTCGCCAACGATCTGGTGACGTTCCGCGCCACCATCCGCGTGGACAGCAACAACCCACAAAGTTCGCACATCAAGTACTTCGTGGGCGGCGCTTCCTAACCGGAGAACCGATCCCCGGCTGGGTGCGCCTGGTGCGCAGAGCGCACCCAGCCGGTCTCCATCATCACGAATCTGCGCACACCACATTCCCGCACCGGCAGTCCGCTGGTGTCTGCGCACCCGAGGAGAAAAGTGGGAAAGAATGCACGTCGTCGTTCGCGGAACCGTTCTGGATCTACCCGGCCCGGAGGCAACCCAGCTGCTACGCCTAGGCGCAGCGCATCGCGCGCCATCCTCTGGGCGTCCAACTCGCCGTGGGCGCAAACCGGCTACGGGCAGCAAACCGCGCAAGCCTGCCAAAGGCTCAACAAAGACCACCGCGTCGCGATCGCGTCGAACTACGGGCTAGAGGGAACGACCGCCGAATGGCGGGGAATGCCGCACCTGCCACGCGGCTACGACATGTACTCAAACGATGTCATCCCGGCACACATGGCGGCGTGGGCGAACCAAAACCCGGAACTGAAGCCGCTACTGATCACCCTGTTCGATACGTGGATCTTCAAGGGTGAACCGTGGAACCTTGTTGATCAGATCGCGTCCTGGGTGCCGATTGATCACTCCCCGGTTCCCCCGGATGTTGCCGAATGGAACCGGCGCGAAAACGTCACCCCGATCGCCATGTCACAGTTCGGTCAGGACGCCCTAGCGAACGCCGACATTGAGGCGCTGTACGTGCCGCACGGTATCGAACCGGTGTACCGGCCCACCGCAGCATTCGATACCCCGACAGGCCCACTGACGGGCCGCGCGTTCATGGACATCGACCCGGATCGGTTCGTCGTGATGATGAACAGCGCGAACAAGGGTCGCGTACCGAACCGCAAGTCGTTCCCGGAGGCGTTCCTAGCGTTCGCCATGTTCGCCAAGAAACATGATGACGCGGTGCTGTACGTCCACGCGGAGGAGCGCGGCGTGATGGGTGGGATTGATCTACGCGATCTAGCGAACGCTGTGGACATTCCCGATCATCAGATCCGGTTCGTGGATCAGTACGCGCACCGCACATCCATTCCGCCGGAACTACTGGCCGCTGTGTACACCGCCGCCGATGTTCTGCTGTGCCCGTCGATGGGTGAGGGCTTCGGTATCCCGGTGGTGGAGGCGCAGGCGTGCGGAACCCCGGTGATCGTGTCCAACTTCAGCGCCCAGCCGGAACTTGTCGGCGACGGGTGGCTAGTCGAAGGGCAGCCGTGGTGGGACGCTGCGCAGCGTTCGTGGCTAGTAGCCCCGCAGGTGCCGTCGATCATCGAGGCGCTGGAGGCGTCCTACCAGCGGGGGCAGGGCCAGTCGGATAAAGCGATCGAGTACGCCAGCCAGTACAACGCTGACTACGTGTATGAGCACCACTGGAAGCCGACGATTGATCTTCTGTCGTGAGGGTTGCGTGGCTGACCCACCACCTGCCCCGCACCGCACCGACTGACACTCCCGCAGCTGGGCTGCTACCTGGGCTGTATGCGGGTGGCGCGGAAATGGCGGACGCCGAAGTCCTGGCGACATGCCCGCCGCATATCCAGATCGACATTGTGACCCCGGATCGGTGGGAACACGCCATCGACTATGAGCGGATCGTGATCACCGGCACCGATCTACTCACCGACGACGCGATGCACGTCCTAGCCGAACGGCGTCCGCTGGTGTGGCCACACCACAGGCAAACACCCACCGCCGCACGGCAGGCGCTGTTCGCCGCAGCGGCACCGTTCCTGACCCGATCCGCAGCGCACGCCGCCGTGGAACAGGCATGGTCCGGCGTGGCATCGCAATGGTGCCACGGCGCGATAGATCCCGACATTGTGACGCCGGGGGACAAGGAACCGCACGCACTGTGGGCAGGCCGTGACCATCCGCAGAAGGGCCGCATCAACGCCCGCATCTGGGCGCAGCGTAACGGCATGGAACTACGCGAACTGACGAACGTGCCCCGCCGCCAGGTGCTTGACGCCATGTCAGTGGCGGAGGTGTTCGTGTACCTGCCGAAGTCGCACGACACGATCCCGCGCACGCTGATCGAGGCCGAACTAGCCGGGTGCCGGATCGTGACGAATGACAACGCCGGACGCCGTGACCCCGGCCCTATCCGTGAAGTGCTCGCCGCCCAGATGCCGACATTCTGGGCGCATGTTGAGAGGCTGCCATGACCCTGTACGCATCGAGTTCGGACATCAAGGCCGCGCTGCGGATTACTGACAGCGTCGATGATTCCCTGATCGCTGTCGCTGGTTCCGCCGCATCCGACCTCATCGACAGGCATTGCGAACGCACATTCGGCACCGTGTCAGCCACCCGCTACTTCGCCCCGGCAGACAACTACCTGCTGCCCGTCGATGATCTAGCAGGCACGGCGATCACCGTCTATTCCTCCACCGCCGCGAACGGCACCTATGACACGACGTGGACAGCAGCCGATTACCAGATGGAGCCGTCGACGTCGGCAGGGATCACCGTGCCGTACACCCGGATACGGGCCGTGGGGAACTACCTGTTCCCGTTCGCCGACGGTGAGAACACGGTGAAGATCACCGGGGTTTACGGGTGGCCGTCAGTTCCCCCGGCCATTGTGCAGGCCGCGATCATTCAGGCGTCGCGACTGTTCAAGCGGTTTGATTCACCGCTGGGTGTCGCCGGGGTGTCCGATATCGGTGTGATGCGCGTCAGCCGTGGGCTGGACCCGGACGTTGCGCAGCTGGTCGCGCCGTTCAAGCGCATCGGCGGGATTCGTTGAGGTGGCGAACTATGACTTCCCAGCCCTGTACAACAACTACTGGCCCTACGACAGATCCACGCCGATGAGTGCGATCCGTAACGGGCTAGCCGCACAGTTAGCGACTGTCACCGGCCTACGGGTTCCGTCTGAAATACCGGACAACCCGACACCACCCACCGCGCTGCTGCGCCCGGAGACGATCGCCTACAACAACTCATTCAGCAAGGCCAGCGGAACCCACACCTACACGTGGGTGGTGCTGATCATCGTCGGGCGCGCATCAGAACGCATGGCGCAGAAGTCGCTAGACGAGTACTGCGACCCCGACTCCACAAGTTCTATCAAGGCCGCGATTGAAGCGGATCAAACGCTGTCCGGTGCCGCGCTGGACTGTCGGGTCACGGAAATGCGCGGTTATCAGGCAATACCCGTCGGTGAGAACACATATCTCGGTGCCGAGTTCGTCGTCACCGTAATTGCATAAGGAGCAATCATGGCAAAGTTCGTCGCAACTGATTACAAGGTGACGATCAACGGCACAGACTTCAGTACGAACCTGGCCCAGGTCGAACTGAACATTGAATCTAACGACGTGGAAACCACCGCGTTTGGCACGGAATGGGAAGCCAAGGTCGGCGGGCTAAAGAAGGGTGGCATCACCCTGGAGTTCCATCAGGACTTCGGCGCGTCCTCGATTGATGCGACGCTGTGGCCGCTGTTCAACACAATCGCGACGGTTGTCGTCACCCCGACGTCATCGTCGGTGTCAGCGACGAACCCGAAGTACACCGGCACATACCTCGTGAACAAGTACCAGCCGTTCGCATCCAGTGTCGGTGACCTCGCCACCCTGTCCGTGTCGTGGCCGTCAACCGGCACGATCACGCGGGGCACCACGTGATCCGCTTCACCATCAACGTGACCTATTCGGATGGGTCAGCGGCGCAGACTGTCGCTGGCCCACCGGATCTGGTCGCGTTTGAGGCGAAGTTTGATCGGTCGGTAGCGAAGTTCGAAACCGAACTACGGATGACGGACATCCTGTACCTGGCGTGGCATTCGCTGAAGCGCCGGGGACAGATCGCGTCGGAGTTCGATGACTGGCTGAACACCGTTGACGACTTCCGGATGGAGGGCGCGACCGAAGTCCCCCCCTCGGAGACTCCAGCCAGCACTGGCTGATCGCGTGCCTTGCCGTGGAAACAGGCATTGCACCGTCTGCGCTGCTGCTGGAGTCGGATCGGATGCTGCTCACCCTTGTTCGCGCTGTGCAGGCGCGCAACCGGCAAAGGAGCGCGTAATGCCGCGACGTAAAGGCCCGAGCGCAGGGATTGATTCAGCGTTTATCAAAGACCTCAACAAGTTCATGAACGCTGCCAATCGATCGGACAACCGCTTCAATAAGGAGATCCGCAAGGCGTCTGCCGATGTTGCAAAGGACTTCGCGCGCGATGTTTCGGCTAACGCACCCCGGCCATACGCGCGGGTATGGGACGCCTTCCTGCCGACGTACGATCGCGCGCCCGGGCTCAAACTCGATCAAACAAAAGTGTTCCGCAGATCACGCGCGACGTCTCGCCAAACAGGGAAGCGCCGCGCCAACAGCGCACGAATGGGGGACATCTTCTTTGGCGCTGAATATGGCGCGGGCAAGTACCACCAATTCAGACCGTGGGCAGGCCGCCGCGGCTACGTGTTCTGGCCGATGGTTCGCGCAAACAGAGGCAAGATCGCAGAGAACTACCTAGAGGCGATAGATCGCGTCTGGAACTCCCTGCCCGGTGGCAAATAACAACTAGGAGCGCACTGTGGCTGGCACCCGTACGTTTGAGATCAAACTGGTGGGCGACGCCCGCGAAGCCGTGGGCGCACTGCAACAACTCGGGCAGCACATGTCCGGCGTCAATACGAAGTCCGTCACCCTCGGAACGACACTGGGCAATCTGATCAGTCGGGGTATCACCGCTCTCGCAGGCAACATCCTTGATGCGGGTCAGGCGCTGTTCGCGTTCGGTGGCGAATCGATCAAGGCAGCCGAGGATGCCCAGGCCGTAGATAACAAGCTGTCGCAGGTCGCGAAGTCCATGAACCTGTTCGGGCGTGAAACGGCGACTGTCGTCACGCGGATGCAGGACTACGCCGCACAAACGATGACGCAGATCGGCGTCGATGACGAAGCGATCAAGCTGGTTCAAACGAAGCTGCTGACGTTCAAGGAACTTGGCAAGACTGCCGGGGAGACGGGCGGCTACTTTGATCGCGCGACGAAGGCCGCGTTCGACCTGGCGTCAGCTGGGTTCGGCACTGCTGAAACGAACGCCGTGCAACTGGGTAAGGCGCTGCAGGACCCCGTCAAGGGGCTAACTTCCCTAGGCCGCGCTGGTGTCACCTTCACCGATCAGGAGAAGGAACGCATCAAGACGCTAGTCGAATCGAATCGGCTAGGCGAAGCGCAGGCGATCGTCCTGGGCGCGATTGAACGCCAGGTCGGCGGGACAGCCGCCGCATCCGCTACGGCGTCGCAGAAGATGTCCGTGGCGTGGGGCGAGGTCAAGGAAGCCGTCGGTGCCGCGCTGCTGCCCGCATTCCAGGTGCTTGCCGACTTCGTCACCACGACAGTGTTGCCCGCGTTTCAGGAATGGTGGGCGGTTCACGGGCCGAACGTGAAGCAAGCCCTGACCGATATGGCGAAGTGGATCACGGATAAGGCGATCCCCGCGCTGGGTGAGTTCTGGAAGTGGATACAGGAAAAGGCGCTGCCTGTCATTCAGGAGTGGGGCGACTACATCCGCAATGACATCTGGCCCACCATTCAGAAGTTCGGCGAACTCCTCGGGGCGCTCGGTGATGCGTTCGGCAAGTCCAGCAACGCGGCTAACGATTCGTCATCGGGGTTTGACACGCTGAAGTGGATATTCGAGCAGGCTGGTGACGCGCTGTCGCGGCTGCGGTTCTTTATGGACGTGGCGATCGGCACCATCAAGTCCCTCGGGGACACTGTGGCGTTCCTGACGAACGCATGGCAAACCGTGAACGGCGCGGCAGGCCAGTTCCTCGCCACCCTGTACAACCTGCCGAATCAGATCATGGGCGTGCTAGGCGTCATTGTCGGCAACCTGTGGAACCTAGGCCGCGACGCCATCACCGGCTTCGCGAACGGGGTCTACGAAATCTGGGCGACAGTGAACGGGTGGTTCAACGGGATGCCCGCACGGGTCGCAGCTGCGATCGGTTCCCTGATCGGCGCGGCAACTGGCCGTGGCCGTGAGGCGATCAGCGGTCTGTTCAACGGCGTTACAGACCGGTGGGCGGAAGTAGCCGGGTGGCTGGGCAACATGTCAGGCCGGATCGCAGGCGCGATCGGCAACCTGGCCGGATCGCTGGTGACCCGTGGCCGCGAAGTCATCGGCGGGCTGGCTGAAGGTATCGCTGACCGCTGGGCCGGACTGGCTGGCTACCTAGGTGGACTTCCCGGCAAGGCGAAGGATGCGCTGGGTGATACAGGCCGCACGCTGTACGGCCTGGGCCGTGACCTCATCCTCGGGTTCAAAGATGGCGTCGTGGACGCAGTTAGCGGACTCATCGACAAGGTGAAGAACGCCATCGGGCAGGCTATCCAGGCGGCGAAGGACAAGCTGCAATCCAAGTCCCCATCGCGTGTGTTCATGCGTATCGGTGAGGACACGATGGCGGGCATGGCGATCGGTATCGAGGCCGCGGCACCTATCGCGGCACGCGCCACGGCGGACGCGGCTGGCATGAGCATCGGCGCAGTGGATCTGGGCACATCGAACGGTGTCCTGTCATCCGGTGGCGGCGGATCGGTGAACATCACCATCAACGCCGGACTAGGAACCGATCCCCGCGAACTTGGCCGTGTCGTCACGGACGCCATCAAGAAGTACGAACGCGCTAGCGGCCCCGTGTTCGCGGCGGCGTAGATGAGCATCCCGACAACGACTGTCGAAGTCGGATTCAACCTGCTGGCAACTGGTGACCAAACCGGCAAGCTGATTCTGAACGACACGGTGCGCGGCAAGCTGGATCAGTCCGGGTATGTCCTCGCCGGACCCACCTGGTCAGATGTCACGACCTATGTCCGGCAGGTGTCCATCCGCCGGGGCAGATCCAGCGAACTAGATCGCTACCCGTCCGGGCAATGCACCATCACGCTAGACAACCGGGCACGCGCATTCGACCCGAACTACACCCTGGGCGCCTACTACCCGTACGTGAAACCGCGTAAACCGCTGCGGATCACCTGCGGCACAGCCGTGGCGTTCGTGGGGCAGGTGGAGGACTGGAACTTTGCGTTCGAAGTGTCCGGGGATGCGACAGCTACCGCGTCCGGGCAGGACGGGTTCGCGCTGCTATCCGGGCAGGAACTGACAGGGTTCACCACGACATCCCAGAAGTCGGGGACACGGGTCGCGGCGATCCTTGACCGCACAGAGGTCGGTTGGCCGAACGCCATGCGCGACATCGACACCGGGGAACAAACACTGCAGGCCGATGATGTTGCATACGGCACGAACGTCCTGGCCTACCTGCAGACTGTCGAAGCGACGGAACCGGGCGCACTGTTCATGTCCCGTGACGGGAAAGTCACGTTCAGATCCCGCACCACATCACCGACGACGTTTACATCGGTGGCGTTCAATGACACCGGCACGGGCGTCCCGTTCACCGATATTTCCGTGGCCTACGGAACCGAACTGCTGTACAACCTAGTGAACGTCACCCGCGCTGGTGGTTCCCGGCAGACAGTCGATAACTCGGCGTCGACGGAGTACGCGGTGTCATCGCTGACGCGGGACAACCTGTTGCACGATTCCGATGCGTCCGCGCTGCAGCTAGCGCAGTGGTGGTCGCAGATCTACTCCGCGCCGCTTGTCCGGTTCAAGTCGATCACCGTAGAAATGTCGGGCCTGACAAGCACCCAGCAGGATCTAGTCCTCGCCCTTGATCTGTACAACGTCATCTCCGTGACGTTCAACGGAACCCAGTCCTGGTCGAAGATTGACAGCATTGAGCACACGATCACCCCGGCCACGCACCGGCTGACGTTCGGCCTGTCAAACGCGACCTCGGCTAACAACTTCGTGCTGGATTCCACCCTGTACGGGCTGCTGGACACCAACCGGCTCGGCTTCTAACTAACCCCAACCCATCAACCCGCCACGGCGGGTTATTCGGCGTGCCTGGAGGCATCATGGCGTGGTCATCCCCGCGAACATTCTCAGCCGGTGAGGTTCTCACTGCTGCGAACCTGAATACCTACGTCAGCGACGATCTGTCGTTCCTGTACGGGGTGCGCTGGGGTAACGGGCGGCGTAATGTCCTCATCAACTCCACTGACATCAACCAGTGGCAGCGCGGCACATCGTTCGCTGTTGCGTCGTCCACTAAGACGTACACGGCTGACCGCTGGGCGGCGTACCGTTCCGGTGCGACTGGCATGACGGTGTCCCGTCAGACCGGCCCGACAGGTTGGCAGTACGCGATCCGTATGCAGCGCGATTCGGGCACATCATCGACAGCAGATCTGCAGCTGATCCAGGCGCTAGAAACTGCCGACACGTACAAGTTGGCGGGGCAAACCTGCCAACTGAAGGTGAACCTGAAGGCCGGGTCAAACTTCTCCGCCACGTCATCGCTTGTCACCGTGAAGGTCACCTACGGCACCGGCACGGATGAATCACCGACCGCGTCATGGACCGGCACCACTGACGCCCTATCCCAAACCCAAGCGATCACCACCACTGCCACGGATTACACGTTCGACTCGATCAGCATTCCTACATCGGCCACACAGGTGAAGGTGCAGATCAGCTTCACGCCGGTTGGCACCGCCTCCACGAATGACTACGTGGACATAGCCGCCGTGCAACTAACGGCAGGGCAGGCACCGGGCTACGAGCGTATCCCGGTGCAGGAGAATCTTGCGAACTGTCAGCGCTACTACTACCAGTGGGGGCCGTGGGCCGCTACTCACTACCTGGTCAATTCCACCAATCTGACCACCGTCGATGCTTACGGGTATTTGCGCTACCCGGTGCCGATGCGCGGCGTCCCAACCGTCACGTTCTCGGCAACTAACGACTTCTCGGTACAGCACGGCGGCGGCATCACGCCATCGACAAATATGGCGGCGATCAGTCCAAACACTGCCGGGGTGCTGATTCAAGCGGTGGTCGCGTCCGGCCTTACTTCTGGCGCAGCTTCGATGATCTACAACGCGCAAGACACCACCAACGCCGCAATTTACAACACGGCGGAGCTGTAGACATGGCTACCAATTACCCGACCGGCCTGGACACGTTCGCCACCATCGGCACATCAGATGAAATGGACGACGAGGTCGGCACACGTACCCACCGGGAGATGCACAACGATGCCAATGACGCGATCGAGGCGATCCAGGGCGAACTAGGGCTCAGTCCGTCCGGTGCTTCCGATACCGTCACCGCGCGACTTGATGCACTGGACACAACAGTCAGCGGCAAGGCAGCCAAATCGGCGAACCTGTCTGACCTAGCCAACGCAGCACTTGCACGCGCGAATCTTGGCGTAACCCGCACCTACATATCCGGTGCCGGTGGCATCAACGATTACACCGACATCACGTCACCGGTTCAGGGCGACGTGTTTATCTACCTGAACAGCGGCGACATTTTCGTACGTGGCGCATCGTCATGGACGTATGCAGGCTCAACCAGGTTCGGGCAGGGCGCGGCCACGTTTGACATGACATCAGGTGTCGTCCCGTACCTCACCATTCCAAACGAAATTAATTACGTGACGGCGACAGCCGCCGACGCCGCCTACCAGGGCAACATCGTGGTGAGGAATGTCGCCGCCATCGTCCGCGCACTAGAGACGGCAGGGATCGCCGTCGTCAACGACTAATGAACACCAGCGGCGAGGTCATCACCCTGTCATCGGAATGGATCGTCGCGAGCCTGGGAGTGACGTTGGCCTTGTTCTCAGCCCTCGCCTGGTTCGTCCGATCTACCGTGACCGCCGCCGTGCGCGAGTTGGAGACGCGCATGGAACGTGACCTTGTGGAGATCAAGTCGCACCTGACGGACGTATCCGACCGAACGAAACGCCTCGAGGCGCAGATGGATGACGTAGTGATACCACGCCAGTCCGACATCGCCCGCAAGCTGCACGCCGACCGCCGCGAACACGACGGCGGAATACACGACTAAAGCCCCGCACCACCTAGCCCCTACCGAATCCGGTGGGGGCTTTCGTCATAAGGAGCACCGATGTCCGATCTGTTCAGCCGCGAACCCGTACGTGCGGCCCTGTACCCGATCCTCATCCTGATCGTGGGATTCATCGCCGCTAAGGGATGGATCGGCGGCGACGATGCCGCGTTCATTGTTGCCCTCGGCACGCTCATCCTCGGTGCGTTCGGCATTGAAGTCGCACGGTCGCAGGTCTCACCCGTGGACCCGAAGTGAAAACGGACTGGCGCTGGATCACGGCGCTGATCGTCTGCATCGGCCTGGTGATCGGTGCTGCCCTGTGGGTGACGCGCACGCCGGATGAACCAGCACCCGCACCCGTTGCTGAAGTTCCCGCACCACTACCGCCCGCCACGGGTGTTGATGGCGAAGGTTTAGCTGCCGCACCACACGAATCGCTACCCGACGGTTTACCCGCTGACCCTGAGCAGCTGCCTGCCGACGTGCAGGCCCAGCCCGACGCCGGGTCACCCGCTGTCGTGGTTCCTGGCGAAGGGACGGGTGGGGAGGTGTTCGTCAAGTCGCCTGCGTTCAGGGGCGCGCAAC